TCAACTAGAAGAATCAGGTGCAAATAAACAATTAAGATCATTGGCATTTGAAATGGCCTTATTTGGTACAGGTATTATGAAAGGCCCGCTTGCTAAAGATAAAGAATACGCAAATTGGAATGATGATGGTTCTTACGATCCACTAGTAAAAACAGTTCCTACAACTGAACATGTATCTATTTGGAACTTTTATCCTGATCCAGACGCAAATAGTATGGACGATGCTGAATACATAGTTGAACGACATAAACTTTCTAGAACACAACTGAGGTCATTAAAGTCTCGTCCATATTTCAATGAAGAAGCGATTGAAATGGCAATTGAAATGGGAGATTCCTATACACGTAAGTATTGGGAAGAGAGTATGGAAGATAATAGTGCAAATTATAGTCCAGACAGAATAGAAGTATTAGAATTTTGGGGATATGTAGACACAGATATATTAGAAGAAAATGGAGTTACGATCCCTAAACAATTAAGAAACTTGGATCAAGTTAATGTAAATGCATGGATATGTAACAATCAAATACTTAGACTTGTATTAAATCCATTTAAGCCTGTGCGTATACCATATTACGCTGTGCCATATGAGATGAATCCCTATTCATTTTTTGGTATTGGCATCGCTGAAAATATGGATGATACACAAACATTAATGAATGGTTTTATGAGAATGGCAATTGATAATGCAGCATTGTCAGGTAATCTTATTATAGAAGTAGATGAAACTAATCTAACACCAGGTCAAGATCTATCTGTATATCCTGGTAAAGTATTTAGAAGACAAGGTGGCGCACCTGGTCAAGCTATATTTGGTACAAAGTTTCCAAATGTTGCTGGTGAAAATATGCAATTGTTTGATAAAGCTAGAGTGTTAGCAGACGAGAGTTCAGGTTTTCCATCATTTGCTCATGGTCAAACAGGTATACAAGGTGTGGGTCGAACTGCATCAGGCATATCTATGCTAATGTCAGCAGCTAATGGATCAATTAGAAGTGTTGTAAAAAATATTGATGACTTTTTAATTTCACCATTAGGTAAAGCTTTTTTTAGTTTTAATATGCAATTTGATTTTGATGAATCAATTAGAGGTGATCTTGAAGTTAAGGCACAAGGCACAGAAAGTTTAATGGCTAATGAAGTACGTAGTCAAAGATTAATGCAATTCTTACAAGTAGCAAGTAATCCTGTACTAGCTCCATTCGCTAAGATGGATTATATAATACGTGAAATTGCAAAAGCAATGGATTTAGATCCTGACAAAATTACAAACAACTTACAAGATGCAGCCATACAAGCAGATATATTAAAGAAATTTCAACAGGAGAATATGCCACCATTACCTGAAGAGGGTGTGGCAGGTGCTACTCCTACTGATCCTACAGGGGTCGGTGGTGGTACTATAGGTACAGGACAAGCACCTACTCCGGGAGAACAAGGATTTTCAGGAAATGTACAAGGACAACAAGGAACAGTACCTACAGAACCTCAAGGGGTTGGTCAACAACCGGGAACAATGGGAACAGTTCAATAATTATTTAGATTATTTGATTAGTAATCAACATAAAAATTTAGAACAAGCTGATACAGACATTATTGTGTATAGAACGCAAGGTGCTATCTCAATTTTAAAAAGACTAAAACAGTTAAGGGAAGAAGTATATGGAATCAATTCTTAATAAAGAGGAAGAAGATTTAAATAGTAAAGTTCTTGGTATTATGGAAAGAAGAGATGTTGATACTAATACTAGTCTTTTTCAAGCAGAACAAACTACTTTAGATAAATCAGCAAGAGAATATCAAACACCTTTGACTGATTATGCAGAAGAGCTAGATGCAAGTGAGCCTACTATTGCTACAGGTGTAGGAAAAGATTATACAGATATAGCTAAACTTAGAGGGGAAATACCAGATAGAAAAGGAGCATTTGTAAATCCAAACGTAAGAAGTAAACAAGTAAGAGAACGTATGGATGATGTAAAAGATTTAAGAAAATCAGCGAAAGATTTTGATTATTTTCCAGGTAAAACTTTAGAACAATTAAATACGATAGCTACTAAAAAATATAATGATGATAAAAATTATTTACGAAGAGGTTTGTATGAACAGTTTTTATCTTATGGACTTAATCCACATACAGCGTGGGGTTTAACAACACAAAGTGAAAATTGGACACCTGTTTTTGGTGAAGCTGTTATGGCAGAAGATGCTCGTTTATCCTTTAAAGAGGGAACAATGAATGGCATAGTAGCAGGAGTCATGCTATCAGGTGGAGTTGCTTTAGGAACTGTTCCTATTTTTGGCGATATAGGATCACAAGCATTAAAGCTAATGTCAAAGTATATAAAGAGTGGAAGTGTAGATGCGAAAAAAGCTCGTGAACTTTTAAAAACAATTCCTTTTCATAAGTTGCCTAAAAAACATAGAATGATATTACGAGATGAATTAGAAGACATAATTATATTTCATGGCACAAGTTTACAAGGTATAAAACAATTAAACCTTTCAAAAGTTGGTCAAGATCCTAAAGCAGGTGGAGTGGGTCAAGGGGCAAATACTTTTGGGTATGGTCTTTATCTTACAGATAATATTGATATTGCAAATAGATATAGAAAAATTGCTGTTAATAATCAGATGGATAAAATAACTGAACAGACAGGTGGTGGTACTCAAGCTCTGCAATCTGCTGCTAAAACGGGAAAACTTTCTAAAGGAGAACTTTATCAGTCATCTTTAAAACTGCATACGTCAGAACTTTTATTCTTTGAAAAAGATATGGCAGAGCAAGGATTAAAGAATTTCAATACATGGATATTGTTTTAGCAAATCCAAATTCAGGTGATTCAATGTGGAGTATTACAAATGAATATACACCTATAGTTGTTAAACCAGGTATAGAAGAAAATCCAAAATATTTAGGTAATGTAGGTCGTACATCATTTAGATTAGACGTTGCATTTCAAAGATCAATAAAAGAACCACATGTTCAAGCACTATTGCCAAATATAAAAAGTTTTACTTACACGCCAAAAGTACAGAAAATCAGAAATAACATTGATAAATTTGAAGCTTTGTTCGCTGTACCTCAAAGTAAAGATAGATTATTTTGGAATAGTTCATTTACTGATTATTTAGTTTCTTTACAAAAAAGAATAAATATTAATTCTAAGTCTGCTAATCCAGCTTTACAATTAACAAAAGTTGATTGGTTGCCAGATAATTTAAAACAAAAACTAAATGATGTAATTAATAAAGCACCAGGAAGAGATGTCTCTAATGAAAATGCAACTGCATTTATTAAAGAGATACTACCATATATACCAACAAATGAATTAAATAATGTTATTAGAAACCAACATTTAAGTTGGAATAATTATGTTAATGGAATAAAAAGCACAAATAAACAAGCATTAATAGATGGTTCTAGTAGAAGTAAAGAAATGTACGAAGAATTTAAATTAGCTAGAGATAGTATGGAGCAACTAAGAGAAGCATCTAGATTTATATTAGAACTAGAACAAGAGCATCCTGTAGGAATTAAAATTAATCCTGTGCTTACGAGTAAGTCTAATCCTGAATATCATGTAAAACAATATGATACAGATATGTTTGGAGAATTTGAATCAGCTACTTCAAGAAAAGTTCCTACTGATGCTACTGTAGGATATAGAGTAGATATGTTTTTTGATGCATTAAAAAGAAGAACATATGATGAGGATGGTATATGGAGTAATTCAGGAAATTATCAAAGTAGAAAAGGCGACAGTAGTCTTGTAAGAGTTTTTCCAGAATTGCAACAAACTTTTGAAACACTTGAAGAAGCACAAAAAGTAGCTGAAAATGTTTTAATGAAAATTAAACATGGTGGAATAATGGGTGGCGATTTTCAAGCTTATCTACAAGCTAAATATAATTGGAACAAGCCACAAGTTGCTGGATATCTGTCAAGTAATGGCATTAGTGCGATGAAGTATCTGTCTGATTACAGTAGGCCCGGAGGTAAACTTGACCATGTTGAGCCATCTTATAACTATGTAATTTGGAATGATGAAGCAATCAATAGAAGCATAAGAAATGATTCTCTATTAGGAGCATTTAAAGATAAAACAAATAGAGCAATGGGAGTTGGATATGGTGATTTAAGTCGCGCTGAGAAAAACATATTTAATCCAGATCCAGATTGGGTCAAAGCAATAAATTGGAAACTCTTACAAGGAAAAGCGAAAGCATTAGAATATAAAGATAGAGTACAAAAAATGATGGGAATATAAAATGGCTAAAGATACGCAAGATCAACAGATGGAATTAATGTTACAAGAGGGGGGCATGAAAGATGATGGCATGACTCGTGATCCTGTAAGTGGTAATGAAGTTCCACCAGGTTCTTTAGCTAGTGAAGTTAGAGATGATATACCAGCGCAATTAAGTGAGGGTGAATATGTAATACCTGCAGATGTTGTTCAATTTTTTGGTTTGAAGTTTTTTGAAGATCTTATTGGTGAAGCAAAACGAGGTCTTGAAGATATGAATAGAAGAGGTAGAATTGGTGGTAGTCCTATTCCACAAGAAGCATCTATGCCTAGTCCACAAAAGCCTGATGGTTTTCCTTTTGAAATAGCTGAATTACAAACAAAAGAACCAACACCACAGATGAATAAAGGTGGTGTATTAAAAGCCTATACAGGTGTTGCTACTGTAGATCAAAGTGGCGGTGGACAAACATATACTCCTGAATTAGATAATACAGCTTCTGAACAGTATTTTAGTAAAACATCTGCAGGTGGTAGAATGATAAGATTTGTTGCTGATGGATGTAAACAAAAGACTGTACTTGCTCAAGCAGATAGAATTCCTATTGCGAGTGGGGCATACGAGGGTGGTTATGTTGATATTACTAGTGATGCAGGTTTAGACATTGTGTCAAAGTGTAATGAGATTAACTTAAATTCAAACGAAGAACAGACTGTAATAGATAGAATAGGTCAAGATGAATATAATTCTTGGAAAGATGGACAAACTAGAACAGGAGATGACGAACCTCCAGAAGAACAAAATCCAAGTGTGCAATCGAATGATGATGATGGTGGTGCTAGAGAAGTTAATAAAAAAGATTTTATAGAAAACTATGATATTAATCAATTGGCTAATTATGCTGATGATGTTGCAACATATTATGGCAAAGAAGATGATAAAGACGGATTCTTTACAGGTTTAATTAAAGGTGTTGTTAATCCTGTTATAAAATTAAATCATAAACATGTTGTTGCAAGAGCATCTGATATTTTAAGAAATGGTGGATATACAGATGTAGAAACAGGACAACAAGTAAAAGTAAATACTGAAAGAGATGAGAATGGAAATTATATAGATGCACAAGCACAAATGTTAAGTAGTATTCTAAAATCAAATCCAGGAGGAATGAAAGAGGGAGAAAAATATAAAGTTCGTGGAATTATTTATGAATTTAAAGGTGGTAAACACGTAATATATGATCCTAAAAAGAAAGTTAATGTTGTTGGTGGTAATCCAAGATCAGGTGGTCAAGATGACGAGACACTTGATGCTATGGGTGATCTTGATAATTATATAGATTTAACATTTAATGTACAGGACTATTCAAATACAGGACTTATGACAGCATCTCTTGATCCTACACAAAGTCTTAAAGAACAATATGATAATTATGTATTAGATAGTCAAGCAGGCACTACAGATCTTACCACAAGATCAGAGATGGAAAGAGGAACGCAAGGTAAGAGGTCAGGTGGCGATGCACCTACAGGTGATTCAGGAAGTTATTTAGCAGATAATTTTGGTAAAGGTAGAGATGATGATGATGACGATGATAATTTTCCACCTACACCAACATTAGCTACTGACTATGCTTCAGGAATAATGAATGAAAGAGATGATGGTGCATCTTTAGAAGTAGAAAAAAATCAATACAATAAAGCTCAAGCTGATCTTTCAGATGCATATGGTGGTGGTGAAGCTGCTGAAAAATTTAAGATATTCAATGAGGGTGGAATGCCTACTAAAAAAACAATAGTTAAAAAAAGAGCTAAAAGAAAAACAGCCACAAAGAAGAAGTAACCAATATAGCTACTCTAATATTTAGACCCTATAGGAGGAAATAATGCCAGAATTAACAGAAGTTGAAAAACCAAAAACTGCAGGATATGTAAATCCTAGACCTAAAAATAAAAATAAGGAAAGGATAGAACAAGCTGAAAAAGAATTGGAACAACTGTCTTCTCAAGCACAAGGAGATGGGGTTTCAGAAACAACTGAAAAGGTCACGAGTTCAGAAGTTCCTGAAGCTACAAACGAAGATGAGAATCTCAGCAAGGAAGAACAGACATTTAAAAAACGCTATGGAGATCTACGAAGACATCTAGCTGATAAAGAAAAGAGTTTTTCTGATGAGATCGACAAATTAAAAAAACAATTAGATTTAGCAACTAAGAATGAATTAGTATTACCTAAATCAGAAGATGAAATTGATGCATGGGCAAAGAAATATCCTGATATTGCAGGCATAGTTGAAACTATTGCAAGTAAAAAAGCAAGAGAAGCATCACAAGATTTAGACAAGCGAGTCAAAGAAATAGAGGGAATGAGAGAATCAGCTAAAGTAGAAAAAGCAGAAGCTGAACTACTAGCACTCCATCCTGACTTTGCTGAAATTAGAGATCAAGATGAGTTCCATGATTGGGCAGAAAATCAGCCCAAGTGGATTCAAACTGCCTTATACGATAACGCTACAGATGCTAAAGCAGCAGCTAGAGTAATTGATTTGTATAAAGCAGACAAAGGAATATCAACAAAATCAAATGTTGATTTGTCAGCCGCTAAGGCTGTCTCACCAAAAAGAGGAAGATCGACACCTCAAGCCGATGCAAAAGCATCCTACCTTAAAGAGTCGGTAGTAAATAAAATGTCTACACGAGAGTATGAAAAGAACCAAGATAAAATCATGGAAGCGATTCGTACAGGACAATTTGTGTATGACATATCAGGTGGTGCAAGATAACCACTATTTAATAGTAATACAAAAGAAGAACCACTCATACGATTAAGCCAATATACGTATTCACCTTAAAAGTATGACCTCTCTCTAAGTGTTAGCTATTCTTGAGCCAAATATTAAGGAGATGTGATATGGCTTTTCCAAAAGAAGCTGGTCATGGTAATTTACCTAATGGTAATTTTTCTGCGATCATTTACTCCAAACAAGTACAGCTTGCCTTTCGTAAGTCTACTGTAGTTGGAGACATCACTAATTCTGATTATTTCGGGGAAATTGCTAATCAAGGGGATACAGTAAAGATTATCAAGGAACCGGAAATTTCGGTTAGTGAATATAAGCGTGGTACGCAAGTATCCGCACAAGACCTAGACGATGAGGACTTCAGTCTCGTTATCGACAAAGCAAACTACTATGCTTTCAAGATGGATGACATTGAAGAAGCTCATAGTCATGTAAACTTTATGCAACTCGCAACTGACAGAGCTGCATATAGACTATCTGATAACTATGACCAAGAAGTATTGGCATATATGTCAGGCTACTCACAGCCATCCAAACATGCTGTTGGTAATGCTGTGAACTCAGTCGTTAATGGAACAAAGGCTGTTGCAACCGCTGGTAATGATGAATTGTTAAGCTCTATGAAACTTATTAAAGGTTCATTTAGTTCAATTGCATCAGGTGGTGGTGGAGACAACTCCATTCCATTAGCAAATGTCTTGCCAGGTCAAGCAAGTGCAGTAACTACAACTGTTACACCGATGCAAGTCATTAACAGAATGTCAAGACTATTGAATCAACAGCAAGTTGACTCACAAGGTCGTTGGCTAGTCGTTGATCCAATTTTTATGGAGCTACTACAGGATGAAAATTCAAAGTTAGTAAATGCTGACTATTCTGAAGCAGGTCTTAAAAATGGACTTACTATAAACAATCTAGGTGGATTCAGAGTACACGTTTCTAGCAACCTACCAGCAGTAGGTGATGGAGCAGGTAAAGCAGGTGCATCTGACCAAAACACAGATTTTGGTGTGATTGTTGCAGGACATGATTCTGCTGTTGCTACTGCTGAACAAATCAGCAAGACAGAAACTTATCGTGATCCTGACTCATTTGCAGACATTGTAAGAGGTATGCACCTCTATGGCCGTAAGATATTACGTCCTGAAGCAATTGTTACTGCTAAATACAACGTAGCGTAAGGGGGGAACTGAATATGGCTTTAGGTGATAATACACTTCAATCTGCTAGAGGTTCGGATTCCAATCCTGGTAGAAAACCTTACATGGTTCAAACTGTGCTAAATCTTGCTACAGCCTTATCTGATAAAGGGGGTTCATTAGCAGCAGCTGATGTTATTCCTGTTATCGCTGTGCCAAAAGGTACAATGGTAATTAATGCAGGTATAGAGGTTGATACAGCTAGTGACGGATCTACATTTACTGTAGATTTAGGCATGGTAGATCCTGACGTATTTGTAGATGGCTTTGATGGTACATCTGCAGCAGGTGTTTTTGCTCAAAATCCTGCGGCATTTCAGCCTGTAATGGCTGTTGCTAACGACAACATTGACTTAACTATTGCAACACTTTCAGGTGGTGCAGTAACTACAGGCAAGTTTCGTATTTGGGCATGGATGATGGACTGTAATGATTCAGGCTCATCAAAAGCAGCTGATGAAGTCGATAGAGACTACTTAGCGTAGGCTACTTGAGAGGGGGCGAGGAAACTTGCCCTCTTTCTCTATAACTTATTAATTTTAGGAGGATATAATGGGTGTTACAACAGCTTTATGTAATTCATTTAAACATGAACTGCTAAAAGGCTTGCATGATTTTGATTCAGATACTTTCAAATTAGCTCTTATAAAACAAAGTCCAACTGATAACTATGGTGCAGATACAACTAATTATAATATTGGTGGATATGATAATGATGGTGGATCGACTTTTACAACTTCCACAACACTAGCAGGAGGTAATAATGATGAACATGCGGCAATCACAAGTCCAAGTTCTAATGGATACACTGCTGGTGGTGTTACTTTAACAGGGGCATCTGTTACATTATCTAGTACAACTGCATTTGTTGACTTTGCAGATGCACAATTTTTAAGTGCAACATTAGATTCAGATGGTTGTTTAATTTACAATTCATCAACTAAAGGATCTATAGCAGGACGAGCAGTTTGTGTAATTAGTTTTGGATCTACACAGTCATCAGACAATGGTACTTTTACAATTGAGATGCCTACTGCAAGT